AGTAAAAGAAGGGAGGATTAGACAAGTAGGAACTAATTGTGGTTGTCTTGGACAACATGCTGTGGCCTTTGCACAAGGTGCTGTTTATTGGATGGGAACTTCGGGTGGCTTTTTTCAATATGATGGTACTGTTAAACAATTACCATGTTTAGTTGAAGACTTTGTATTTACAACAGGAGACGGAAACTTAGGTTTAAATTTTAACGCTAGTGAAATTGTTTACGCAGGACACAATAGTTTATACACAGAAGTAAATTGGTTTTATCCAAAATCAGGATCTTTACAAGTAGATCGAGTTGTTACCTACAATTACGGCGAAGCCAGTTGGTATACTGGTTCTTTAGATAGAACGACTTACCAAGATGCTGATGTATTTACAGCACCGTATGCTACAAACTATGTAGCTAAAGGCGGAAGTGGAACTAATGATCCGTCAGATGTTCCATTATTTCCTATATCTGGAATCACTAACACCTACGGAGCCACTGTTTATTATGCCCAAGATGTAGGCACAGATCAAATCAATAGCACTGGCACAAGTGCCATAGCAGCATTTATTAGGTCCTCAGATTTTGATATTGATGACGGAGAATTTATAATGTCAATGAGAAGATTTATTCCTGATTATAAACAAATTGTAGGTAACTCAAAGATTTCATTATTTATCAGTGACTTCCCATCGGAGACACAAACCGTATCGCCCCTAGGACCATTTACGATCACAAGCTCAACCACTAAAATAGATACTAGAGCTAGAGGTAGATTGTTAAGTGTAAAAATAGAAAACGAATCAGTTGGAGAGACTTGGAGATATGGATCTCTTAGACTAGATGCACAACCAGATGGTAGAAGATAATGGCAAAGATAACTATTTACATACCTGAACCTTCAGAGGACTACAATCCACAGAATCAAAGACAGATTGTGGAGTCCTTGACAACATTGAAACAACAACTTAATTTTTCTTTTCAACAAGATTTAAAAAATGAACAAGATACTTTCAATTACTTTTTATCATGACAATTAGATATAAAAACCAAGGTTTCAAACAAGCTAGCACAGGCAAGACTACTGTTCTTACTTGCCCTACTGATGGGGCAATTATAGTTAAAAGTATCTATTGTGCAAATAATGATGCGTCATCAGGAGTTCTAGTACAAATGAATTTTGTTGACTCATCAGACTCCAGCACCGAATACGAATTTTTTCGAGACGAAGTAGGCGCTAAGTCACAAGTAAATGCTTCACCTCAAGGCTTGAACTTAGAAGCAGGTGATGCTATAACTGTGCAAGCAGCTACAGGCAGTAATACAATACAAGGCCTGATAAGTTATGCTTTAATAAACAGAGAGAATGAAAACGGATAATACAACCACAATTAAATGCGAAACTGTTTATACTTGGCGTAATAAGAAAACAGGAGAAGTTTTTAAAGAAAAGAAAGAAGGTCCTGATATTGTACAAGACTGTACAGTAAAGGTAGATCCAAAAGGATTAGAAATAATACAGAAAGTAATGCAACAACAGAATGATAAATCAAAAGCCTAAAGGCGGAACCGAACTACAATTAGAATATTTATCTAAATATGTTGATAAAGAGTTATTAGATAAAGTACAGATTACTACATCTGTGCCTGAAAAGATTCCATTACATCCAACTAAACCGAATGTCTTATGGCAAAAGAATTCTTGGGATCAACCAAACATTTTCCCCTGGTTCAATGATCCCAAGAATACCACTAAGTATGATATGTACGTATTTAATTCACATTGGAACTTAGAACAGTTTCGTAAAAAATTTAAGATGCCTTTGGATAGATGTACGGTAATTAAAAACGGCATTGATAACATACCTGTAAGAAAACAATATCAACAAGGTGAGCCTATAAGACTTATACATCATTGCACACCATGGCGAGGATTATCTGTGTTGCTTGGTGCCATGCAACTTGTAAAGAGTAATGTAACTTTAGATGTATATTCAAGCTGTGAAGTATATGGAAAAGAGTTTGCTGAAAAAAATGATCCACAATATCAGAGTTTATACGATCAAGCTAAAAAATTAAAAAATGTAAATTACATAGGATATAAACCTAACAGTTATATTAAAGAACATTTACAAGATTATCATATGTTTGTTTATCCAAGTATATGGGAGGAGACTTCATGCATCTCGGCTATTGAATCAATGGCTGCGGGTCTTTACTGCCTACTCACGGACCTCGGAGCTCTCTATGAAACCTGCGCTGAATACGCTTTGTATGTTCCTTATGATAATAATTACCGAGCTTTGTCTCAAAAATTTGCTTATGCTATTGATGCGGTTGTGCCTACACTATCCGATCCTTCCTTACGCGAACATTTAATGTTACAATCAGAATATGCAAGAAAGTATTATGGTTGGTCTAAGCAAGCTCTTAACTGGAAACGAACATTGGAAGGATTAATAAATGCAAAATAATGAACCGATATGGTTTGGTGAAGGTGTCGAAACAATAGACCTAACGAACAAACCTACGATGGTAAACCCCAAATATAAAATTATGGTATGTACTCCTATGCACAGTGGAGCAAGTATTCACTATGTACAAGCAATGCTTAAGTTTCAACAAGCTTGTATTATGAATAATATTGTGGTCAGTTTTACTTTACTTAAATCGTCGCTTGTTCAACAAGGTAGAAACTTATGTGTAGCTGATTTTATAAGTCATAAAGATAACTATACTCATCTTTTATTTATAGATTCCGATATAGATTTCCAACATAAAACTATATTTGCCATGTTAGAAAAAGATAAAGATATTATAGCTTGCCCTTACCCTATGAAATTTTTAGATTGGGATAAGATGTTTAGAAAGCTTCAAAAACATGGATCTAAAGACGCTAATCATATGTCTAAATTAGGTTTTACTTTTCCTATAAAGATGAAAGATCCTAATAAGATTGATGTGGAAAAAGGTCTTGTAGAGGTTACTCATGCTCCTACAGGATGTATGCTAATTAAAAGAGGCGTTATTGAAAAGATGATAAAAGCTCACCCTGAATTAGAAATTTATCAACCTACTTTTATTAATGGCAAAGAAACTAAAAAGCCTAATATGTATAATTTATTTGAATGTTTACATGACCCTAAAACAAAAAAATACTTTGGTGAAGACTTTGGTTTCTGTCAAAGATGGCTTGAAATGGGCGGTAAGACTTATCTTTACGTCTTAGATTACATTACCCACGTGGGAGATCATCAATATTGTGGTCGTTTTTGGGATGAACTAACAGACCTTAAAACAGTTGACCCTGTTAAAAAAATCAAATAAAGTCATATATTACAGGATTCTGCGCCTGCCTAACAATAAATTTAACGGAAATTATGGCTATATCAAGATCACAAATGCGAAGACAATTATCGAATCGGGGAGGTATCACTAACCTTTCACCGAGACAAAACTTTGGTTTAGGTAGTTCTCTCAAAAAATTTGCACGTAAAATTATACCTAATGAAGTTTCAAAAGTAGCCTCAGTGGCAGCCCCCTTTGTTGCACCGTTTAATCCTGCGTTAGCAGGAGCAATGGCAGGCATAGGATCTTTTGATCAAACAGGAAGTTTAAGTGATGCATTTAAAAGAGGTGCGTTAACTTATGGTGGTGGTCAAGCAGCTAGATATATTGGAGGTGCAGGCTTTCAAGGTAATCCTTTTGCTCAAGGCGGTGCATTTACACCTGCAGGTTTTACATCAGGTTTTAGTTCGCCCATAGGAACAGAAACAGGTTTAGGTAAATTCTTTTCAAAACCCAATGCACCTATATCTGAAGTTCAACCTGTGGGCATAGAGGCTAGCGAAGGTGCTTTAACAGGAAAATCAACACCTACATTTAGAGAATCTATGGCTGATATTAATTTACGAAGAGGAACAACAGATACCTCAAATATAATTACTCCTGGATATGACGACATGCTTCCTAACTTATACGAGACAGCAAGTAATGTAGGTCCAAGTATAAATGTTATTAAAGCAGAGACTATAACAAAAGATCCAAGTTTTATATCAAGCGTAGTTGATAAATTTCAAAATCAAGATTACGCAGGTGTAGGTGGTGAAGTTTTAAATGCCGCTAAAAAAGTTGGTAAAGAAGTATTTTACAAAGATGGTAAATTAGATAAACCAGTAGTTTTAGGAACAGCAGCATTTGCATTATCTTTTGCTGAAGCAAAAGCAATTGCTAACGAAGCAGGTATTGATGACTACACAGAAGCACAATACGATGAAGATCAAAAAGCTGAGAAGAAAGCTGAATATGCAAACTACTTAACTAATTTCTTTGCAGGTAAAAAAGAAGGAGGCAGAATAGGTTTTGCTGGTGGTACCTCTAAGAATGTTTTAGGACCTGCACGAAAAGCATATAATAGTGTTTATGGTTATGATGCAG